CTAAATACTTAGGGGCGGTGAGAACCTGGAATCCGGCAATCTTAGCCGCGTTCCTCATGTTTCCGGTGTATGTTCCGGTGAACTTTCTCAGCTTCTCGATGCCTAAAATATTGCCAGTTGCAATGATGTTATCAACTACGCCCATTGAGCAGTCAGATTCTACTTTCGTAGTTATCTTCGAAGGATCCCAGCCTGCTGCCTCAAGTGCTTTGCCATAACTTTCCCGCTGGTACTGGTCATAGCCAATGTTATCGTTTCCTGCCGCTTTGACCGCGAGGGTCGCCAAACATGCTCTAACCTCCGCGAGAGGATGCCGCAGAACACAGTTCCATGGCCTGTTATACCAGTCGCGAATCCGCCACTCGTTGCCGGTCTGATCGCCAGCTTTACCGCCATGGTAATTACCGTTTTCATCTGATCCGGAATTGGAGATCTTGACGGGATCTGTGGTCTTGTAAATATAACTCGACCACTCCGTCTTCGGCTTCTTCGCCACAACATTGCTCTTGCCTTTGTCGCCTTTCGCCAGTGCTTTCCACTGCTCTTCGGTTAAATATGCAAGATCGATGTCGAGATTCTTGTCGTAGCCTCTAACTCGGCCGTGGGAAGAATATTGCCTGATGGTGTCTTTCTTCCATGAACCGAAACCGCCATCGTCTGTCCAAGGATTTGCCTGGTAGTTTGTGCCTCTATTGTTGGGATACTGGGCGCACCACAGCTTGCATTTTGAAGATACGATGCTCCAGTCTCTCTTACGGGTCACCCCTTTGGACATATAGATGAGAATATGAACTCCTGTCAGGCGATAGACCTCCTCCGCAAATTTGTTACACCAGCCAACTTCTGAGCTAGTGCCAAATATGCGATTGGACTTTCCTTCGTGATCCAGAGCCAACACGCATTCTCCGATCTTGTCGCCAAGAGCTTTTACGTAATATCTCGCTTCCTTAACCGGATCACCACCTTCGCCGTAATGGTAAGCGCCGAGCAGTTTCCCAGCGGCCTTAGCTTTCGCATACTGCTTCTCGAAATATGGATTCACATACCACGTGCCCTGTGTCGCTTTAAATATAAAGAACTTAGTCGTGGTCATTCGCGAGGGTTCGATGTCCCACTGATACGAAGCAGCATCGCAACCGTTCATACTCATTTCAGCACCCCCGCAAATTTATTAACCCAGCCCTGAACCGAGCCAGGGTTGAATCCGTCGTCAAGCAATTTGGTAACACGAGAATCGCCTTTGCCATACTTGCCGCTGAGGACGTCATAGACGACAGTAAGAGTAGTAGCCTTGAATGAAGCGGGTCCAGCATAAGAGCACTGGAAACGATAGGCTTTGCCGCCTTTGTATATGACTCCCTTACACTTGAACGCTATGATGTTGATGTCATCATGAAGATCGAACACGGTCATGCCAGCTCTCTTAGCGTTGCGTCTGCCTGTCATCAGGAAATCGGTCATCTTTGTGGAATAATCGTCATCCCAATAGTACAGACAACCACGTGCCTTGAGGTTCCGTGCATGCAAATATGCAAGCCAGTTGCCGTGATGAAAGCCCGTCGCTACGGCCGGATCGAGATCATTCTCTTCAGCACAGTCGGCACCGGTATCTCCGGTATAGAGGAACCCTACTTCCGGAAGCCACAAGCACAGTGAGCCTTGGTTAATATAGGTCTCCGTATTCCGTGCTGAAGACGGCTGGTCACGATAGGTATAAAACACGATATCGCCGTATTCGAACCGCTGGCCATCCTTGGCAAATATGACAGACACATGCTTCTTCTTTGCTTTGGTAATAAGCGCTTCGAGTTTCTCAATGTTGCGTCTTGCTTCGTCCGAATACTTCCTGTTGAGGCTCGCCGGATCCTGGCAAATCAGAACAGCTACGTCATTGTTCTTAGAAAGCTCCTTGTCGAGTCCTCCGATATGGTCTCCGTGAGAATGGGACAGAAACAGGATCTTCTTTTTGTTTCTGCTGTCAAGACGCTTAACAACCTTATCTGCTGCCGATCCGAAGCGCCCGTCCACGCAAATAACGTATTCTTCGTCTTCGATTAAAATATTCGCGCCGACTCTAGTCTCTCCACGGAGATCCGATGGGTCGATGGCCGGACCGTGAATTCTGATCATGCGACGTCTCCTTTCTAAAAAAAAGAGGCAAGGAGCATCGTAAACCGGCCTGTATAGGTCCACAAGTCTACGCCCCGTGCCTCTGGTATTCATTCTTTCTCGTCGATACCGTGATTTTGAAGTGTGTCGTCTACGTTGTTAATCACGTCCTTGATGAACTTCGGTATTGGAACGCCGAGGGCATCAACGTTCTCCAGGATCGACACGAATTCCATAAATATAATGTAAAAACTGACGCAATTCATTACCGCGTCGGGCAAGAATAAGCCATAGGAGACCAATTCTCCGACCACAAGGATCAGGATCTCGCCTGCTTTCTTGCCGAGTCCGGCGCGCATGACCGCTGACTTGAAGTCCTTGTTGACCCAGGCTTTGATGACGCCAGTAAGCACATCAATGGCCATCAATGCCAACGGAATAAAGAGTACCCACAGCTCATTTCGGAAATGAAACTGCGAGATAAAGGAGTAAATCTCTTCCATTTTGAAACCTCCGATAAAATGGTTTTGGGGGGGGTGGGAGATCTAGTTACCAATATTCAATTGTAAAGGCGCTACAGAGCATGGCTTTAATCCAGATTGGATCGTCCGGTGTGTCTCCAGTTAAGAATCGTTCAATCACCGGTTTTGCCATTACCGTAGACGAACGATCATTCGTACTGTGCGTACAGAACTCTTACGGTTACGTCAATTATCGCTTGCGTATTGGCGGTATTAAAAACGTAGACGTAGCCGGTGTGATGCTTGGTATCAGTCGCTGTGGAATTCATGTTCCAACCCGCGATAACGCATTTTACAGCATTAACACCTCCGCCGACGTCCGCATTGGCAAATGTGATTCCGCTTATGCCGATGACTTTGTGGCGAGTATCCACATGGGTTTCTCGCCCGTATTCGTCAGGCTGAGGTACATAGGCGTCATCGTCTGTGCCAGGATTCTCGTGGACATTGATCATGCTGCCAGAAGCCGTCGCCGTATAGCTAGCGCCGTAGGACAAATTGATCGTCACGCCAGCCCTTGAATTAGCCGGAACGGTCACGCTAGGATACGTTATGGTTCTTGTCGAAAGCTTGTTTCTTGACCATTTGCGATGGTTGATCCAAGCCAAATATGACGCATGATCGCCGAGGGTATGATCAATGCGGTTTGTAAGGGCTGCGAGCTGAGCTCTGTTGTCATGTACGTTTCCCGCATCGGCCGCAGTATATGACGTGACAACGCCTTGTACAGCGTCGACTACTGCTGTCCCCAGCTCCAAATATCGAACGCCGTTGCTCGCATTGAAAGCATCGTCTGCGATGTCGTCTACGCGATCGTCCAAAGCGTACTTCTCGCTATCGCTGTATAGCCCAATCGAAAACGGAGTTGGCGCAAGAAGATCGCATACAGCAAGTAAATGGTATGTGCCTGAGTCAGCAGGAAGCGGGATAGTGCCCCCGGCAACATAGCCAAGTCGGCCTTTGATTAAAATACGACCGTCTGCGATCGTCAAGACTCCGTCGGGGTAAGTTACACCGCATCCGTGAACTACGCTTGAGCCAAGCATTGCGGCGTCCACAACGTATGCCATATCGGCTGCCAGCATCTCCTTCGCAGGGAATACTCTAATGTCGGTAGACACGTTAGCCATTAGTTTTTCCTCCACATTTTATTGAATCGTTTGGTGTATTCGATTCGTTCTGAACCAAATAACAGTGTGATGTTGTCCGGATTAATCACTTTGCCTGTTAATATACTGTCGTACTGACCGCCGTTGTACCAGAGTTTAACGGTTTGTCCAATCTCCATTTTGAGTGGCTGAACATTCTGGTCATTAGCATACGTCTCAAGCTCAATGAGATTGTCCCAGGCGACACCTGAAAATACACTGTACGCGACATCAAGCGCGGCTTCGACGAATCCCTCATCAGGATCTGAATATGAGCTATCGGGCGTCGTCGTGCGAATTTCTTGCACAACAGGCACAATACGGTCGTCGTCTTCTACATCAAAAGACCTATCCGAATGCAAATAAAACGTTAGATGCAAAGAATAGTCTTCTGAATCATACACGATAAGCTTGTTGGCCCCCTCTGGGCGGTCATAGTATCGTAGAGTCTTAACGATAACATTCTCAAGATCACCATCGATTTTGAGAACTTCCGTCGACTTTGTAATGGTGAGTATAATCTTTCTCTCAGAAAAAGACGGTCGCACACGAATCACAACTCCGTACTGCTTTAGCGCGTTGACAATCAGCTCCGAATATAAGCCGACGACCGCGTAATAGCTATCATCGGTATCAGGCTCTATGCCAAGACTCCAGCGACGGGTTTGATTCGCTGCCGGAATGCCGACATTAACCTCTATGGGCAGTCGTTGATAGATGTCAGACGTGGTCACATAGATCTGCGTTAGATAATCCGCAATGGCCTGTTCCAAAGTGCGTCCTGAAGAAGAACTCTGTAGCCGAGTATCGAATAAAAAGTCCTCATCAAAAATTGATATGAATGGCCGGTACGAAACTGTGGTGGTGTACTCGCCAGGCGATGCATCCGTAACAACGCCCAAGAAGTCTATGTCGTTGTTCTGAATATGCACGATGTCGCCCGAAGCTACGTCTGCAAGAGGTCCGATGTCAATACTATTCGCCTTGGCCGAAATATAGTCGTCATCTATCACAATCTGCGAAGCCGTATCGCCGTGAACGAAGTAGAGCTCTCCCAGATCGTTTCTAAAAAAATCAACCTTATACGGTAGCATAGTATACGCGTCCTTCCACGTCGAATTTAACTCTAGCGCCATTAGAAGTGGTCACAGTAAAAGTATTGGTACCTTCCTGGAGACTGAAGAAGCACAGCTTATCGAAATCGCGCAAGGAATATACGTTACGAGTGACCCCGGTAGAAGAATCAAAGACTGTCATGATGTATTCGCCAGTCATATTATCAACTGTCAGCGTCTCGGATTCGGAAAGCGAAAAATCCTCGTCAAACCCACCAGTCTCGACCGCCGTGCCATCGACGTAGTGCGTCCAAAGCGGGTTGACAGCAGGACCATGAATTATTAACTTCACAGGTCCTTCGTTTGAAGAATCCGATCGGATAACGGTATAAAGTCTTGGCTCAGCGCGGAACTTAGCCCGAGTCGCATTTTGACCGTCTTCCGGTTCGAATACCAACGGCGGTGTGACATACACCCCATTCTCTTCTTTACCCCAGATCCATCCGGTCGTTTCATCCTCGCCTTCGCCGGTGTCATTCGAGTCAGTAAACACCCGGTACCATGGGGTGAGCGGTGTAAACTCGATCTCTTCTTGCAATATACCGTTGATGTTCAGCTCTGATTTATCGAGCTTTTTAACCATAACCGTTCGCCGGTATTCTTGCCTGGACAGCCCGCGAGGGTAATATAAAAGTGTTAACGGCAATTTCATCACAAAACGTGAAAAGATGAAATACTTTTCGTAAGGATCAGTATCTCCGATGTCCGTAAACGCCATCTTGCCGGTAACAGGCTGCTGCGCATAATATGTGCTACTCAGCAGCCAAACGTCGCCGGACATTCGAAATGAGTTTTCGGTATCAAAGCCTAATCCTTTGATCTCATGGAAAAAATATTCCTGAGTCGTGATGTCGAGTGTTTCACCCGCGCCATTGATTAGTTTAAAATACCTCATCCTAAAGCACCAAGTCCTCTGTCGACCCATCCGATCACAGTCTTTCCATCAATTGTGATGGGGCGAGCTTTCTTCAGGGTACGTAAAATATCGTTAGTGTTCGCGACAAGAGCTTCTATGTCTGTAGACTTGTCGTTAATATCGGTAGAAATACTGCCGAGTATTCCTCCCGTATTGGCGAATGCGCCAGTTAAATAATTGAAATCGCTATAGAAACGAGAAGCGTCCATCACAGGCGTTACTGTCGGCGTAACCATAAGATCGTCGTTCGCCAACGTATTCGCCCTGGAAATGCCTTCGTAAAACACGCCCATCGCATTTGTGGCGATCTTAGACATAGCCGCGTTTACTTCTTTAGCTTTTCGCTTGGCGCCAAGAATATAACCTTCATCCGAGTCTTCACCCAACTGCATATATGCACGTGAAGGTGAATGCGAATCAATTGCATTCTTGGCAGCGTTCAACGCGTCTTTTACAATCTGAGCTGCAGCACGAGCCATTTCACGAGCTTTGCTCATCAAGCCGTTGATATAACCTTGGCTCGAATCGCGACCTGCCTCGTAAAAGCCAGTAACGCTCTTTGCGCCATTAGCTGCGGATGTACCAATTGAGTGACCTGCAGCTCGAGCTTCTCTGGTTTTGCTAGAGATTCCTCTAGAATATAACAAACCTGAAGAATTACCCGAAGCGTTGAAACGAGGTCTAGATATGTCAACCCCAGAAACAGCCGCAGCGCCAACCGCAGACGCGGTAGTCCTTGCGCGACCGGTTTGAGCCCCCATAGCAGCGCTATAGCTGAAGATCGCAGCGGTTCCATTTTGACTGAAAGCGCCGGTCTTTCGTGTAGCGTTTGCGGCTGATATGGAAACGGCCGAAGCCGAAGCTACAGCAGAACCTGCGCCAGATCTTATACCAGATCCGTATGCCGCCGCACTCTGTGCACCAGACGACGCAAAGAATCCCGAGACGCCGTTAAATAAGCCCATGACGAAATCGCCAAGGCCGGTCACCGCAGTCCCAATAACACTCTGGTTCTCCGTAAGACCATTGGCCAATCCCTGGTCAAGATACATACCAGTTTCCCAGGTTTTAGTCGAAGGCGACGATACGCCTGCAGCATCGTTAATGGCTTGAGTAATATCTTCGCCAAGAACTGAACCAGCGTCGGTGGCGATTCCCATGTTGTCAAGTATGCCATTAGTCAGTCCTTGATCGACATTCAAGCCAGTCTCGTCAAGTCCGGTTAAGCTGTCACCAAGAGAGCCTTTGATCAGATCGCCGACCTCCGTAGCCGCCGATTCCGATTCGCCAGCTCCATCAAGAATACTCGACGGAATATCGCCATTGAAAATGCTGCTGACTTCGGGATTCGTCCCAGCCAGAGCTTCTAAGAAACTAGACTTAGTAGCTTCACCGACAGATGCACCGGCGCTTTCGGCCGATCCAGTGCCTTCACTAACACCATCCGCGATGCCCTGGGTAAAATCAGAGCCGAGTTTCTTAGCATAGTTCTCGTCGAAGTCTGTCTTAAGAGACTCGCGTATGCCACCTATTGCCTCGTCGATCTTTCCGCCGATTCCAGGAATTCCGCGAAGAATTTCCTGTAATACAGCAAGAATAAGATCAAGTATTGCAAGCAGCAAGTGGTGTACTGCAGCAATGATCCTGTCGCTATTATCGTATATAGCTGCCGCAACGCCGTCCACTAGCTGAATAATTAATTCGACTAGAGCGTTCGTCAGGATGGGAGCATACTTTGCGAGAGTATTGATCACGAATATTAATAATTCTGTCAAAAATACCGCTACCTTGGGGAATAGCACCTGAATACCGTCGAGTATAGCGGATGCCACTTTGACGATTGCGTCAACGATTACTGGCGCAGCGTTACCGATCACAGAAATGATAGTAACTATGCCCTGCCCAATAGACGCGACGATCATCGGCACGAATCCGATTATGCCTCTAATGGTTATCCCAAATGCTGCGACTAGTGCCGCAGACCTGGCGATAAACGCCGCAGAAAATACAGCAATGCCAACCCCGGCCGCAAGTAAGCCTGCTCCGAAGAGCGTCGCTGCCAAGCCAAATAAGGTCATTGTGCCCGCAAGCGATAATAGAACAGGGACAACGGGCTTCAGACCAATACCTGCTGCGTATAGTAATGTGAAGGTTAAAGCCAAAGCGGCTAAGCCCTGTAATATCGTTGTGAATGGCATGGACCCAAGAGTCTGCAATACCGGTACGAACATCGTTAATCCGCCAGCCATGCCTCTCAGTGCAATAGCTCCGCCGATCTTCATAGCGTTTGTCGCTACGGAAACTTCTGCCAGAGCAATACCTAATGCTAATAGAGCCTTCCCGAGGTTTTCGATTTTGAATCCTGAAAGAGCGCTAATAACATCGACGATTGCGCCTAATGAGTCGGCGATCACCTTGAAGGACACGGCCTTAAGGATAGACCCTTTCGGCATTAAGTTCATAGCAATCGCTACGGCTGCTAAAGCTCCTCCGATGCCGAGTAAGCCCTTGCCAATTTTCTCTATCGGCATGTTACCTATTCGGCCAATAACTTCGGCGAATATCCTCATAGATGCGGCGATCGCAATTACGCTAACAGAAAGACCGATAGCGCCTCGCCCAGCGAATTTACTGAACACAGTTAGCACGAGTATCAACGCACTAACTGCGCCAACGCCTTTCGCCAGTGATTTAAGATCCATGCCAGCGAATTCCTGTATTGCGCCTTTCATGATTGTGATAGCTATAGCTACCGCGATCATGCCGGCTCCAGAGAATTTCTTTCCGCCAAGTTTACTCATGACGGTCATCATCGCCATAAGAATTCCTACAGCAAGAACGCCGTTGACCAGCTTATCGGGATCCACCTCTGAAAGCGCTCGTACCGCATTTTGAAGTATTAAGATCGCAATGGACATGGAGATCATGCCCTTGGAATTGATCTTCTGGCCTCCAAGTTTGGTAAGAAGCACCATGATGGTCATTAATATACCAATCGCAATGACGCCGTTACGTAGTTTGTCCGGCTCAAGATTAGCAAGAGCACGAACCGCCAATGCGACAACTCCAACCGCAATAGAAAACGCAACCATAGTTCTCCCAAGTCCAGAAAGATGAGCTGTCTCCCCAGCGGTTGTAAACTTTCCGAGTGCAGTCATGAACGTGGCAAGTTCAGCCATAAGTCCGCCTATTGCCAGCAACGCCGCGGACAATTTCTCGGCGTCAACCATCGATAAAGCAATTGCAGAACCTGCAAGAACGGCTATCGCCAAAGCGATTTTGATTAGCACATCTGCCTTGAGCGATGCTGTAAGTTCTTTAAGAGGGCCGGTGAGCGCTTCGAAGAATTCAGTCATAGCTTTGCCAGCGTCTTTGACTAAATTATGGAAGTTACCGATGCTCTTGAAGAAACCGACGATCGCCTGTAGCGGGCTCTTTCCAACCAGCGATTTTGAGAGCTTAGAAATGCCCAGCGCAATGGCTCCGAAAAGCCCCGCATTAAATACGTTAAGCATCTCGCCGGGCTTAGCGTCTTTAAAGCCTTTGAAGAAATTGCCAAGAGCAACGCCAACATTGTTGAGCACTGCGGCCAAATTTGTTCCGATGTTGCGAGCAAAATTTCCGAGCGCCTCGAATAATGCGCCAAAGCCTTCTGCCAGTGCTTTAAAGCCTTCTGAGTTCCTTACGGAAGAAATAAAATTCTTAATAGCGGTACCAAGTCGAGTGATTACGCCCACAGCTCGCTCGAGAAGAGATACTTTCTCGTCGTTAAGGTCGCCGAAAGTAACTAACTTGCCATCGATTGCGTCTCGATGCAGATCCGCTCCCGTCAGTTTCTTTCGGATGCCAAGGAACTCTTCGATCTTGGACTTAGCATTTTGAATTGCATCCGGAATGCCTCTAAAAACGTCGAGCACTTTCTGGATTGCATTGTAAAAGAAATCGCTTTCGCGCGTCGTATTCGCAAGGTTTGTTAGCCAATCGCCTATAGCGGCCGAACCTTGGAATAACGAGTGAATAAGATCGCCGACTGGTCCTACCGCAGGCGCTAATGATTCGCTTACGGAACGAGCTATTGCGGATATGATCTGCCTGAATATGTCAAGAACTGATGCAATGCCCTGGACTGTTTTAGAGAAATACGGTCCTTCTTTAGCAGTGAACTGCCGGAATGACTTACCAAATTCTCTAATCCCGAGAGAAATGTTAACCAGATCGAAACCATCTATAGCCGGAAATACTCGCTGGAATGCCCAAGTGGCGTCGCGAACGACATTTGTAATGCCACCCCATGCCTCTTTGAGGCCATCGAGGACGGCTTTCCGCCCGCCTAAAACCTCCCAGTCGGATAAGAGCTTGTTTCTGGATGCAGCCGACGAGTTGATAAGATCGCTGAGGACATCGTTTATGCCAGTCCACAGTTCTTTAGCTTCGCCGTAATCGCCAATGATGATCTGCCAGGTCTGTGCCCAGCCAGACCCCATGGCTTCTTTCAACGTATCGATCAGCTTACTGAATGTCATGACTTCGGTAGCTGCCTTAAACGCCGCTTTACCAATATCGGTAGTTTCATCAGCGTATTTCGCAAGTGTCTTTGTCAGAACTTCGGAAGTCATCCACTGATGGCCCAGTGCATCATTGAAGCCCTGAGTAGCGTTGAAAGCCTCTGACACTTTTCCGTTCATGTTCTTGGTGGTCGAAATATACTTGTCACCTTCTTTACGAAGTGTACCAAGCTCATAAGCAGTCTGAATAAGCTGCTCTTTAAAGCCCACCGTTGCCATGTTAGCGTTCTCGATAGATTTCCAGTCGATAAGTTTTACATAGCCGGCGCTCAGTGCCTGCGCAAAGTTGTACATCGCACGAGAAGCTTCCTGCGCATTAGCACC